ATGTGCGGCCGGATTGCCCAGAAGACAGCGCCTGAAGACTACGTCGAGATCCTGTGGCCGAATGCCCGGCTGATCTTCGACGACGTGGCCGGGCCGCGGTACAACATCCCGCCCGGCACCCGGCCGCTGACCATGCACCGCCTTGCCGGCGGCTTCGAAGTCGATCGGCAGTGGTGGACCTGGCGCCCGAGTGGTTCGAAGTACGCCATGAACTGCGCCAGGCTCGACAAGATCCTCGGCAACAAGTGGCCCTGGAAGCTGCTCACAGCGCGCGGCCGCATCTTGGTGCCGGCCGATGGCTGGTACGAATGGAAGGCGCTCGACACCAGCCCGAAGCCCGCCAAGCAGCCGTACTTCATCCACGGCGCCGGCCCCCTGCTCTTCGCCGGCCTGAGCGCGTGGCGCCCGGGTGCCGAGCTGGACGAGGCCCACGGTTTCGCCATCGTCACCGACGACGCGCAGGGCGGCATGGTCGACGTGCACGACCGGCGCCCGGTGGCGCTGCCGCCTGAGCTGGCCAGGGAATGGGTGGATCCAGCAACGCCGGCGGACAGGGCAAAGGAGTTGCTGCGCGCCGGCCTGCCCGAGACCGCCTTTTCCTGGCATCCGGTGCGCCAGGAGGTCGGATCCAGCAAGTACCAGCTCCCCGACGCAATCGACCCCATTTAAGGATTTGCCGGCCGGCATATACTGTTTATTCAAACAGTGATTTCCTATGCCGTTCCGCGATCCCCTCACCCATGCCCAGCTGCGCGCCATCCGCGAGCGCCAGCCCTGGAACCCCGACGTTGTCGCCCTCCTGTGGGAGGTCAAGCGCCTGCGTGCCATGATGCTGCGCGCCTACCAGCTCGCCCCGGACTTCCCGCGGCCTGCCGGCGTGCTTTCCTACTGCTACGACACCTTCATGGCTGACCTGGCGGTAGAGCCCTGCGTGCTCGAGCGCAATGCAGACGTCGCCGAGATGCTGAACACGCCGGCCAAGCCTCGCAAGGGGATAGGGGAACGTTAGGGCTCCACGGCCCATCTCAATTGTGACGCGGCAACTCAACGTTCGATCCAATAGAAGAATCGGCCGGATTCCGCAGATCTTCGGCGATAGGCGGCAATTCAACCGCAGCGAGCAAGCTCTCACCGGGGGCCATGATTCTTGCCCAATTTTCCTGCAGGGCCTTCCTATCGTTCTCGTTGTTCGCCGGTGAGGCCAAATAGTTCCGATGGATAGAGGCCGACGCATATGCAAGTGAAAAGTCTTCTCGCGCATTGGGTGCGAGGTAAAGGCAATTTTCGACCCACCACGACTGGCATCTCTGCACGCATTGAAGCAGCGTTTCAGGCTCGGCATGGACCGCGTTCCTTAGCTCCCACCAAAGGGCAAACGCGGCTTGATGCACCTCTAGCCTTTTTTCGACACTGGCAGCTCGCATGGAGTTTCGGCCTGCAAGTTTGGCTTTGTGAGTCTCGTTTTGTTGATCAACGTCTCTCCTTCCGAGGGCCTTAAGTTCCTCAAGTTCCCGAGTGCTTGCCAGCTCCGCGACTATTTCACCTTTTCTACGGGCAAAACCCTCGTAGGCCGGCTTCAGAATCCAGCTGATCAGCATGCCAAGCAATACCCAGAAGAAATTTAGGAAGAAGGTGTCCATACAGGCTCTCTCTCGGGAGTGCCAACTTTATCTCGGATATGGACGCAATGCATCTACATATCCTTGCAAGCCGTTCACCTGGTCGGCCCACCTTGCAGCATCTGCAGCCAGGTCTCCATATGCTGCGTAGCACGCTGCAAAACCGCCGATCCAGTCGGCGCCGGCTCCATCAGGTCCGCTGCTGGATCTGGCAGTCTCGGGACGCTTGCGGGCTTGCTCGCTGAGCAGCCTGTCAAGGCGAGCGCGAACGCCAGACAGATCGCGTTGCGCAGCTTCACGCGCCAGCACGGCACCGCGGTATTGAGCATCTGCACGGTCTCTTTCCTCCTGCATGGCGCGCTCGACACGCGCCTGGCGTTCCAATGTGGCGGCCCGCTCTGCAGCCAAGCCCGCACGGTACTGGTGCCCGCCATACACCCAGACGCCCACCGTCGCCGCGGCCAGGATGCCGGCGCCGATCAGGTAGGGCCGTGCCACGCGCGGGATCATTGCAGCCCCGATAGACACAGCTGCCGCTCGTCGAGTCGGCGATTCCGCAGTCCCTGCACGAACACTTTGCGCCCACTCTTGTCCGTCACATAGGACCAAACCGGCGCGCCGTCGGGCCCATAGGCCAGCGCATTGCATCCCTCGGCCAGCCGGCCGGCGTTCATGAGACCCACCGCGCGGCTCGCGCAGGTGGACGGCACACCGAAATTGTGGGCGTGGCTGCTCAGCGCATCGAAGATGGGCTGCGTAATTGCCACCTGTATGCAGTCGGCCAGCTGCAATTGCCCCTTGCTTACCACAAGGCGCTCGACCTGCTCACAGCGCTCGGGCGACCAATAGTCGCCCACGACGACAGGGTAGGGGCTGGTGTGCTTGGTAACCCCCTTGCACACCGTCGGCAGACCGCGCGCGAGCCTGTCGGCATACACGACTTGCTGCCCCTGCCCCTCCCAACGGCCCAAAAAATCCATCAATCCGGCCGATGCCAGAACCAGCACCCCGGATGCAACAAGGGCGGCAACGCCGCCCTTTACTCTTCTTCCAGGTCGCATAATTCTTCACCCTCGTGCTGCTTCCTGGTGGCAGCAACCGTCCGTGCTATTCGCAGATGTTGCCACTTAAACCACAAGTTAACTAACAGGCCCACAACAGCAACTGCCGCACCCACGAGGGCGGCAAATTCATTGGCGGATAGTCCGAAGATCACGGCCCACCCGCTACCGACATACGTGACGTTCGCCGCCACTTTATCCACGATTGGCTGTGGCTCCATGGCTTCACTCCAAAACCGTCGCGCCATCATTGACAATCATCCGATGCGGCAGCGCATAACCATGCTTGTCCAGTGTGGCCCCTGCTCGCACCTTTATCAATCCGTTGCGCCCGAAGGCCAACGGATGTCCTATCCGTACCATTCCCGATTCGACCGTCGTTGTACCGATATAAGTATTCGCCCCGCTCACCGTCAAAATCACCTCTGGCTCCAAAGCGTAAGTCAGAAACACATACTCTTGAATGCCAACCAGTGAGATTGCAGCACACCCATACCCGATCTCGCTCTCAGCCGTAGCAATCTCCTGGCTACGCGCTTCAATGATGTCAAAGTCCAGCCCTAGCTGTGAGCCCTCAACGTAGCGCGCATACATTACACCGGCCTTGATACCATCACGGTCGTCGTAGAAGCGCACCTTGACCACCTTCGTCCACTGGCCTGCCACGATCTGCAGCTGTACCTCCTTCTGATCATCGATTTGCCGGAAGTGAAAAACTTGCGCCCGGCGCGCGCCTCCTACCGAAGTACCTCCCATCCAGGCATCGGACACACCCGTGAGTTCGGCTACCGAAGAAAACCGCGCCACCAGCTTCCCATCTGGCAAAGCAGGCAAGTAGCCCTTGACGCGACGAGACGGCCCTCCGGTCAAACGACCAGACAGACTATCCCCCCCCCTACCACCGCTGATCCGTGCCTTCGAGCCAAGCGAAAGCGGAGCACGTGTGTCGAACGGCTTACCGTCAAGTAGCAACCGACTGCCATGTCCTCCACTCTGTAGAGTCGAATCGGACCATAGACATACGCCTACCCCTATCATCAGACCTCCCCCGTGATATCCGTTGCCGTGGTGCCGGTTGAGAACACTCGCACGACACGCAAAGGATGTCGCCCAGCAGCCAGCGCGGCATAGGTGTGTTCCGTACCGTCGGCGAAGCGCACCCGCATGGATCCCGCTGCTCCAAGGTACAAGGCACGCGTCACTTCGCGAAGGTCTTGCGTATCGCTCGGAGTGACGGCGAAGGCGCTACTGACAGGCCCACCTAAGCTCGGCTGATACTGGATAAAGCGATCTTTCATCATGCTTCACTCTCAACATAAAAAAAGGCCCCTCTGGGCCCGTTCATTCGTTGGATTTCGGGTACCTATGCTTCACCGCCTTGCACTGATCGATCCAGCGAGCCACCTCATCGGGCAACGGCAGGCCTGCCACCTGTAACGCAGCCGCCAGCTTCATGGCGGCGTCCAGCTGGTCACCGATAGGCGGGTATGCACGCGCACGGCGCTCAGCGTGAGACGCCTTATAGCTGATCTTCTGCATGCTCGATCGTCCCTACCCAGTCCTTGTATGGCCAGCGCTTGACTGTGATCTGGTGTGACCCCTCCTCCCCAAACTCCAGCTCCACGCGGCTGTCCGTCACCTCGTAGTAGCCGTCCTGGCCGATCATCAGATCCGCCGGCGCCTCGGGCGTGGCCGGCACGCCTGATAGCACCACGCCACGCCGAGTGATCGGGCTCGCTGGACGCGGCACTACCTTTCCATCGACCACCATGTAGTGATCGGGGCTGTACAGATCGTCTACTTCCAGAACCTGCAGCCCCATCGAACGCGCATCAGCCTGCGTACGGTGGGCCTGACCTTTTGTGGCCTGGTGAATGCGTCCGATCTGGTCGTACATAACAAAATGCCCCATGCGGGGCTTAAAAAATCCACTCATCTCATCACCGCTGGATCGCCAGCACTGCTACGCGGCCGCCTATGTAGTACGTACCATCGACCGGATGTCTGGCTTTGATCGACCAAGAGATCGTTTTCCCTCCCGGCAAGGCATCGCTGATCCAGGTAATCATGGCAGCCCCATCGGGAGGATTCGACAAAGCATTCGGGATGATCTCTCCGTCAATGGAAACAATGGTGTTACGCCCAAATGGAAACCGCCCTCCCGATTGCGCGTACTGCATAAAGACTACTACCGAACCGCCATAGGGCAGGTACAAACTACCGGTCGCAACAGTCGCCAACTCCGATCCCCCTCGCCCCAAGGACTTGGAGATGATGCTGTGAGAGCCTGTCACAACAGCACCCGATGCGAGGCGCAACGTATCGACCTGCGCGACACCTATATGGGCAGTCTTGACGTAGGCCGTGGTGAAGCTGGCCAGCTTCGCTATCAGAGACTCGGCGTTGATCCGATCGGCGCTCATAACGCCTACCACGATCTTTCCCGCGTCTAGGCTCTCGATCTGCGCACTCTTGATCCAGGCCGTCCCGATGAATGCCTTATTTAGGAAGGTTTGCCCATTCTGGACCACGAATGGCGTGGAAATCTTTCCGTTCGCTAGATTGAGGAAGGCGAAGCGATCCGCAAGAAAGTAGACCGATGTTTGCACCCGGCCGCGCTCATTCGTGTAGGCGCCGAGCGCCATGCCAGCCGCGTATACCTTGCCGTCTTGGGCGACCTGCGTCTGGACAGACCAGGTCGCCCGCAGACGTCCATCTAGGCTGGAAAGTGCCGTGCTAGTCTGCTTTACAGCCGTTGCACTCGCACCATTTGCTGCAATCGCAGCTTCGACCCGACGAGCCAATGCGCCATCCTGGTTAAGGCGCTCCTCTCTTTCCTGATCCAGCTTCGCAGTGACCGTATTGATGTTGCGCCCCATCCCCGAAATGGTCTGCGTCAAATCACGTGTCAGCTGCTCCGGCCCGATCTGGCCACTCAAGTAGTCAAGAATCTTGCCCGCATCGCTACTTGCACTACCCGGCACGCCCTGCCCGTCGGGATACCATGGACCCACCTGTCCCGCCTCGTCGCGTATTCGCCCCCAGAACCAAATTCTCGTACCATGGCTCAGGCCGAATCGGGTAAAGCGGCTTTGAGGCAACCGAAACTCTCCCATCAACGAAGCATCCCCGAGGTTGGAAGTCGAAGACTCCCAAATCTCGACTGAGCTTATCCATGGGGCGTCCGGCACAGTCCACGCCAATTCAATCGCCATCACTTGGCTTACCGCCGTCAACGCGGAGAGCCTAGGCGGTGGTGCAGCGCTTGCGCTAACGTTGCCCTGCCAAGTCTTCCACGGCCCGGACAATGCGCCGACACCTCGAACCCGCACCTGCCAGGATCCCGCGCGAAGGTGGACCTCAAGACTCGGTAACTCGGCCATCCCCAGAGGCTGCCAATGTACGCCTCCATCGTCACTGGCTTCAAACTCGTAGCGATAGGCACCGGAGGCCGGCGTGGCTGATACGATCTGTTGTCCTGGTCGAGGAGCGGAAAACACCGTCACGCCATCAACAATCGGCCCCAGCGGTACGATGGGTAGCAAAGAAGGAGACGCGAACTCCGGTTCCTGCCCACCCAGTTCCGCTGTATGCACCGATGGTGCATAGTTCACCAAGTCCAGCGTCCATAATCCACCCTCGCTCGGCACCGCCCGCATTACCTGTGCAAGCAATGCCCGCCGCTCGCCTGGACCAAACGTGTAGTGGGTAGGCTCTTCAGTTTCCCCTGTAGAAATATACAAACCGTGCCCATCAACCAAATCCGCAATGCGCATCTCACGCTCGTGCGAGCCCGGCTCGACGCGAAAAGGTCCGGCGGGTCCGCCATCTCGGCCGCGCAAACTGATATAGTGGTTCTGGCCTTGCCACCACTGCAAAGGCTCGGACGTAGTAAGCAGAAGCGCACGAGGATCGTAGTCTTCCACGATTCCCGACAGCCCCCACTTGGGAACATCATGGCTGATTTCGACTAGATCGGCATAGCCCGGAATGGCTCCTTCCAGTTCCGTCTGAAAACTTGCAAAACGACGCTGGTCCCGGTTGCGGGCCAATAGTGCCATGCCCTCACGCCATGCCTGCGCACGCCCCGTCACACCCACTAGACGCAACCGATAAGGCCGCCGTTTGGCCGCACCGGGCCAAGCACACTCCACCTCGTCGTCCTTCCACGTCCTCTCGTTGACGAACTCGACAATGATGTAGTCTGGGTCGTCATGCGCTGGAAACACATAGTCAACGGAGAACGAACGCGTCACGATGTTGGCGGGCGTAAACATCTGCGTTCGCACGGACTTGGGCTCATCTCTGATGACATCTATCACGCCAGCGTGATAGATCGGTAGCGCCCGCCCAGCACGGGCGATCTGCGTCACTGCTTCCCAAAATGTCGTACTGACGTCAAAAACGCCGTCGAACCAATCGCCCCGCTCATCCCAGACTTTTGCCAAGCGATAGAGTGCCGCCAGATTGATGCGGCTGTCCGGCAGTCCTCGTCCATACTCCCGGTCCGTGCACGCATCGGCGATCGCCCAGGCAGGATTACGAGTAGGTTTGAGGTCCTGGGACCACCCTTGGACCGGATCCCAGGTTCGCAACCGCCGGGTGGCGATAATATTGATCCGCCGCGCGGTGGTTTGGTTCAGATTACCCGTCGCGCGCATAGCTACCGCCAGCATCGTGACGTTTCCATAAGTCCTCTGAGATGGCAGGTAGGACCGCAACCCTAACCATGTCACGTCGCGGATCATACGGGTAGCGCGCTCAGCAAGGTGGCCAGAATTTCGCTCTACGCTAATCTCCCAGCGACCAGGCTCTACCTTGTACCGAAATGTCCGGTATTGGGGCGTAAGTGTTGCCGCGACAATGTTCTCCCTACCCAGAACGATCGTAGTACCAATCGGCTTTCCTGAATCATCGATTTGGCGCGCGTACACATTGACGCCGGTGCCAGCCGATTCCAACGTCCCATCATGCGCCGCGTAGAACAACCCCTTTGGCAGGAGGATATCTATAGCGATTTCACTAGCCAGGGTACCCGGCGGGTTTGCTGCGAACGGCCCTTTGGGCCCGGCTCCTTCCACATTGATCGCAGGTAACTCAATACCTTGTACTTCCGCAGAAGTGACGACATTGTCTGGAAACAGCGTCACCTGCCCGCCAGGCTCCACCACCTCATACTCGACCTCCGAAAAATTTCCTATCGGAGTCTCTTCGATTCGTATCTCTTCAATTTCATAGCGCCCTTGTCCAACGCAAAACAACTGGTAGAGATGGGTCTGATTGTTGACCATCTCCGTGTAGGGTTGCGCAGCAAAATCGAGGTACGAACGATACCTGCCGTAGCGAGCAGGTATGGCTTCCATTGGACGCGCCATATTGCCCTGTGCGCTTAACGTATAGGTGGGACTGGCTTTCTCACGCTGCAGCGAGCCTGGCAACCGTGCTGGTGGAAAAAGCGAGTTCACCACCATCCCACCGACCAGACCAACGGCCGTCGCCGCTCCAGCACCAACAGTCAAAGCAGCGGCGCTAGTCGCCGCAACCCCGGCAGCGCCGGCGTACGCAGATGCCGCCCATGCTCCTACACCCGCCGTAGCTGCAGCCAGTGCCGCCATAGCGACCACTTGCAGCGGATTAGAGCCCCCACCCCCAGCCGGCAAGACAACGACCGCCACGACATCATGCTTTCTCAACCGAACGTGCCACGCCGACTGAACCTTCCAACTTCCATTGAGCTGCACGACAAAGGTCCGTGTGCGCACAAGACTCTTGCCCCGTCCGACGATAAAACCTTCCCGCCGCAACACCGTATCCAGGCGGACACCTTGTGGTGCCACGATGGTTTCTTGCCGCAAATGTGGCCGAAACGGATCGCGCTGTATCGTGATATCAGGCATGGATTCGATAGAAGATAGGCTGAGAAAAACCCATCGTGAACAGCGCGCGCATGGGAGAAAATATGACGCCCCGCCCTTCTAGCGCATGCAGTACGCCACCGCCGTCAAGGTCAAGATAAATGCCGACATGCGGATCATTTCCAGCACGCAACATCACACCATCGCCATGCTGAGGATGAGTCACAATCCTCCAGGCCCCCGTGCGCATCTTGTGCGCATACAGCGCACGTGCTTGCTCACCCAGCGCAGTTTCAGGTATACCGCCTTCAAAGTATCGCTCTCGACATTCCCTCAACAGGCCCCAGCAGTCATAAGCGTCTGGTCCTCGCCCACCCAAACGCCACATCAAGCCGATGTAGCGATTCACATCGCTGCTGGTCATCGGAACAACCCCGGAAAGCGTTCACGCACGTAGCGCTCATGTGGAAACGCCCAGTTATGGACATCAGAAAGCGTCGCTGTTCCAGACACGGAAGAACCCGTCACTGTCACCTTGTTCAATTCCATTGTGATAGGCGGGTTCATTTGAGGCATGCTAAGGTCCGTCGACAAATACGGACGATAGGTAACGTAGATGGGAAACCGTGACTGCACAGCCGCTTCGACATGATCGACGATCTGTTCGCTGGCACCGTCTATGGCAATAAGCAGCGATGGAACCTGACCTTCTTCAAAACCGGGCAATCGGAATCGGAATGCACCTGCCTGAAACATGACGTCTTGCCCGCCGTCAAGCGGCGCCTCAGTTTCCAAGCGGGCACGGATGTCCTCATACCCGAGCACAACGCGAACAGCGGTTGGCTCTCCATGCGGATCTACGAATGCCGGGTGACGCAGTTCCAACGTATCGAACACCACACGATCTTGCGGCGCACTGGCGTAGGCTTCCTTCAAGGCTTGTTCGAGTGACATGACAAAAGCACGGGACAATATGTAAATGCAACGCGAGAGGCTGCAACGCCATTCCGGCATTGCGCATTACGCATCGCTCATCGTTTCCAATTGACCAGTGACACGCCATAGGTCTCCTGGTATCCGTTCTTCACGGGGAACGGGAAGCAACCACCGAACCTTTCTGAGCTTCAGCCCACCTGGGCCGTTGATGGCCATCAGGAACCATCCCGCATAGCCGTTCAGATCGATGGAGCAAAACCGCTGATAGGCATCGTATTGATCACCATCCAGCACGAAGCTCACGGGTGCATGAATCGGATACACGCGGAAATGTCGCCGGTGTCGGGAACGCCCACTATCCATTTCAGTGCGTTGAAAAGGCGAGATAGGCTGGCGCGAGAATTCCACCAACGGCAAGCCCACTGGCCAAACTGGAAGGGGCATATACGAAACCTATGCGAGTTGACGGCTCAGCCCGTAACGCCGCTCCAGGGCACGAGGCAAACTGCCCATGCCTGAGTCGATGTCATGGGCGAGCTGGTCCTTTACCTGGCGGAAGATTAGATCGAGGGTCAAGCCGCCGCGAGCGTCAGGCCGCGCACGAACCTGTGGCTGGGACTCCACACCGTGCAGGTTCACTGTCACAGGCGTCGAGGGGCGATAGGAACTGTGTGTCAGTGGTGTGACATGTCCACCGTCCCCACCCGCCAACAGATAGGTGCGGCCGCCCTCGTCATACAACTCCGGACCATTCTCAGCCACTTCATAAAGGCGGCGCGGTAGGGTGGGGCCGCCCATCGCGCGTCTACCAGCCAACTCGGGCATGGCCCAACTGGCCGTAGCCGGAAGCGCTGACCCGAATGCGTTCCTGAACACACTGCCAAGAGCGCTTGCCAACGGCCCGGTTATGCTCTGCCGTACGGAAATGCGCGTCAAGTCTGCAATAATGCTATCGGCGAAGTCGGCAAAGCGAGCCTTGCCCGTGACGACCAACTTGACCAATGCATTCTCAGCCCCTGAGAACGCATTGGCGAATGCGCTGCGCGTTAACTTCGCGACATCGCTGACCAGTTCAGCGTAGTCGTTGAACGCCTGCCTCGCCCCTTCCTTCCAGTCCTTTTCTAGAAGCCGCGCCTTGTTATAGTGGTCGGCCAGCAGTTCCAGACGCCGCTCTAGGCTCTGTTTGAGCACACGAACGCGATCCGCATATGCTTGTGGGGTTATTTCTTTCGCCTCGTTCTGCTCTGCTGCGCGCTGCACTTGACGCTGAAAGTCGCGGTAAATCTGCTGCTGAGCGTGTAGTTGCTCGCGCAGGCGTGGACTGGCCGTCAAACCTGCCAACAGGTCGTTGTAGCGCTGTTGGTCAGCAATGAGCGTCTCCTGCGCCGAGCGCTCCAGCACCTTCAGCTGAACCGCTTCCTTTTTTAGGGTGATCTGGTCCGCCAGTCCGGCGTTCAACTCCAGCTGCTGCCGGAGGGCCTGTTCGTTTGCCAGGACGCTCTTCTCGTCCGCGCTGAGCTGGTCCCTTGCCTTCAGATCCGCGATCCGCTGTTCGAACTTGACCAGTTCCTGGCGCGCTGACGTGATCTTGACGGCACTCTCCAGCTGAGCCCGCAGAGCGGCTTCCTGCTCGCGGGCGCGCTCCAGCTCCCGGACACCAGAAGCAACGGCTCCCTTCGACCCGGCGAACTGCCTCTGGATCTGCGCCACTCGAGCGACGTGCAGCTTCAGCGCCTTTTTATACTCGTCGCTGTTTTGCTTGAACTCGGCTGTTGCCTTTTTGAATGCTGCGTTCTCTGCCTCCATGGACGCCGCCAGTGACGCACCCTTGTGCGACTCCAAATAGCTGTCCAGGTCTTTGCTAGCCTGAATACCGCGCGCGACGGCGCCAGCTTGGTCGGCGCGAGACTTGGCCGCGGCCTTTTGCCACTTGTCCAACTCCTCGAGGCCGGCGATCTCGCCACGCAACTGCTTGATCCGGTCGTCATCGAGGAAGGTGCGAAAGCGCGAGGTCTCCAACGACTGGAGATTCTTCCGTGCCTGGGCCAGCTTCTGTTCAAGCGCCTCTTCACGACCGACCGCCAGCATGGCGTCCCAGGCGCCTTTTGCGACGTCGGTCACCGCTTTCCATGCACGTTCCAGATCGCCAATGTTCTCAAGGACCTGCGGGTAGCGCTCCTCCATTGCCTGTGCGTAGGTGTTCAGCGCCAGCCGCGCAGCGTCCTGAGTCCGCCCCTCGGCCTCCAGCGCCTTTACCTGGTCATAGACCGCCAGCGTCAGGAAGTGGTAGCGCTCGTTCAGTTTAGTCAGGGCCTCGGCGGGCGCGTCAGCGATCCGCTCATAGTCCTTGACCATTTCGTCGACGCTGCGCCCAGTGGCGGCCTCGGCCAGTACCGCAGCACGGCCCAGCCCCTCAATCGAGTCGCCGGCGATTTTCCCGGTCTCGACCAGCTTCGTTAGGGCTGCAGCAGCGTTTCCGGTGGTGCCCTGAATATCGGAGATCCGATTCGCCATGGCGGCGAGCTGGCTTTCCGTCACGCCGGCCACGTTGCCAGTCAGCGTGATAGCGGCAGTAAAGCGCCGCCCTTCCTCTGCCCCTTGTTGGTACGCCACTGCTAAGGCGACTGCACCCGCGGCCGCCGCGGTAAACGGCGTGATGAGGCTGGCGACATAGCCACCCACGGCCTTTATCGCCGGCCCAATGCCGCCGAAGAGGTCTTTCAACTGACCGCCTTGCTGCAGGAGAACGTAGAAGGGAGACTGACCCGTGGACAAGCCTACTGCGATATCTGTCATCTGCATCGGCAGTGAACGCATGGCCGTCCGCATTTCGCCCACCGACAGAGTCGCTGCGGCGGTCTGAGCCTGAGCGGCCTTGGCCGCCTTGCCCATGGCTCCAAGTCCTGTAGCTGCCGCCTTTCCCGCCGTACCAACCTTAACCGTCGCCTGCTCAGCTTTCGCGCCGGCCGCCGCCAGCTTGTCAAGATCAGTAGACGCACCTTTGACTTGGGTGCTGTCCACGCGCAGTACGAGAGAAGCGACTTCATCAGCCATAAGGAACCGTTTACACCCAGCCGGGGGTTACTTCTTGTTCATCATCCGCAGGGCTGCGGACTCCATGACGCGCACACCGTCGAACACATCGATCTCTTGTTCCGGCGGGACGCCAAGCATACGCATGACACCTGCGAGCGCGCCGTAATCGAGGCCAGTTGGCCCGGCGAAGCCAATGCGCCACTGTGAGCCCATCGCTTCGAATACCACCTTGGGCATCACGTTGTCCGGCCACAGTTCGATTACCGCGGCGGGGAAATCGTCTGGTCTCAAGCCAAACTCGGCCAATTGGGCCTTATCCGGCATCGGCCGGTACATTTCCTCCGCCGCGGCTATCAGTTTTTTCGGCGAGCCTGCAGCAACTCGAGGCTGTATGCCTGCACTAATGCCGGTACTGCGCCCTGGTAGTTCTGGATCAAAAGCCCGACTGCCTCGTCGCTGAATTCCATGTCGGGGCCGTCCCAGCCGGCGATCATCTCGTTCACCAGTGCGATATCCTGGGACGCATCCGACTTGTCGGCCCGCTCCAGGAAGTCCTTCATCTCGTCCCGTGATTTGTGCCTGAACGTGACCTTGATATTGGCTGGCTCTTCACCATGCCGGGGTATTTCCACCGGTACTGTGAAGGTCGGAGCCGGCTGGAGCTTGAATATGATGTTGCTCATCTCTCCCCCTCATCACGCCAGCGGCGCATAACGTGTGAAATCAGACATCATGGAGAACGTGGCGGTGTTCTGCATATTCACGTCCAGCTCCATCGACGGGTCCGAATCGAAGGACGGGTACACCAGGTAGTACAGTTCGTCGTGGTTGGGCAGCTTCGCCCTCAACACAACCGCATCTTTAGCCGCGTCGGCTTCTTTCAACGCCTCATACCATGCCAAGGCGGGGTCGTAGTCCAGCGTCAGAGTGATGAACTTGGCGCTCTTGTAGGTCGGGCGTTGCCGTTGACGACTGTTGCGGTCTTCGACGTACCTCCATTGATAGAACTGCTGTTCACCTCCTGTCTTGGCCACATTGGTGACCTGTGACAGGTCTACCCATGTCGAAACTGGCGTTGCCGTGCCAATACCCTGCCCCTTGGAAAACCGACCGACCTTCGTCGTATCGATCCCCTCCAATGCGAATGTGTTTGATGCTGTGTTGACCGCACGTACAACACGTTCGTTCAGCTCCGGCCAACCGGACTTCATGATCAGGATCGTGCCTGCCTTCGGCGGACTCGTCGCGCTGGCGACGGCAGGATTGGCATTAGTAATTGCAGAAACAGCAACAGCCGCACCCAATCCAGTAGATACCGAGAACACGGTGCCGTTGGGGAAAATGGCGCTCATGATGGCTCCTGTAGGGTCAAAAAAACCGGCTCAGGGCCGGGTCAGTCGGGGTAAAACTGGACGTCGTAGCCCAGGGATATGGGTACGGTGTGATCGGTATCGCCCGTGGTGGGCTGGCCCTCGCTGATCGGCGTGCGCACCCGCACGGCCAGCGAGCCGGACGCCATGGTCAGATTCACCGGGAATAGCGCGTCAAGCTCCGCCCCGATCCGTTCGGCTGCCCGCGATCCCGACCCGATGGGCAACACCACGTTGACCTGGAACAGGCCGCGGTACTGCCGATGATCGCCGGCGGCGTCCCGACTGATCGTGGCAGCGGGTAGGACGTAGGCGCGCAGGTAGACCGCGTCCGTGGGTGGCGTGAACTTCGCGTTCTGCCACGCCACGGGCAGCGCCGGCGAGCGCGCCTTGGCCCAGTCGTTCAGCCGCTTCTCGAAAGCGGCGCGGATCAAATCCTGGCTCATTTGTTGGCGTCCTTTGCCGCCTGGCTCACGTATTGCGGAAACTCCTGCGCGGTCAGCTTGACCATGCCCTGCGGCGCCTGCTTGGACCAGCCGTTTTCCAGCGGGACTGCATACGGCAGCGAGTTGGACAGGTAGGTCACGCCACCCGCGCCGGTGCGCTGGATCTCTGCCACCAGGCGGTTCAGCGTGACCTGGCCACCACGATCAACAGCGAGCGACGTGGCGCGCTGAATGCCAGACGCCGAGAATTGCCAATTGGCCCGAAACCGCCCTTTGTCCACCGGCGACTTCAGAATCACGCCCTCGGCGAGCAGCACCGTGGCCTGGCGCGTAGCGATGTCGACGTTGCCCTTGGCACGCTCGACGAACTTGCCGAGGTCGGCGGTGAAGCTCATGCCGTCCTCAACTGCAGTTCGTACAGCAGCACCAGGCCGGCTGGTGCCAGCGTCTTGACCTTCACCACGCGCCAGGTGGCACTCAGCGCCAGCACCAGGTCGTCCGGCTTCGGTTCGGGCATCGCGCCACCCTCAGCAAGCTCCGGCGCCAGGTACAGCTGCTTGTCGCCGGTCTCGATGACGGAGCCGGCCATGTTGGCCAGGCCCGCGGCCTGCGCGGTGTAGTCGAACAGCGCGCCAATGCCGTCGTTGTCCACCGTGGTGGTGGACGCCTGACCAAGATCCGGGTCATACTCGCCCGTCACTATCTGGCGCACAGTCACCGGGCCGCCGAACTCCTCCAGCAATTCTTGGGCGGTAGCGGCCATATCGGCATAGTCGAAGGTGGCCATCAGGCGGGTTTCCCTGAAACGTTGATGTCCATGACCAGAGTGGCGCGCCAGATCGGCCTATCCGTGCTGCTCTCGAGCGTCACCGCCACCAGGCCGGCAATGGGCATACCGTCCGCCGTGTAAAGCTGCACGCCGCGGCACTCCTGCAATCCCGGGTCGCCACTGGGGTCAGGTACAACCAATCGCAGGAACTTGTGCATCTCAGCACCTCACCAGCTTGACCGACGAGCCGTAGGACGACAGCCAGCGGCGCAGCATGGCCGTCACGCCCGCATAGCGCGTCTGGCCGTCGTTGCGCGCGCCGGCGGCGTTGGCGTACTTCGTCGTGATCGGGCCGACGGTCTTCTCGATAGCGGCGCCCACCGTGGTGCCGCTGACGTCCTGCCACAGCGGGCTCTTCAGCGCACGCGCCGCCAGTTCGCAGCAGGCGTTCACGACCTCGCGCGGCACGCCGGTGGCGACCGTGCGCGGCCATTCCAGCGCCTGGATGTCGGTGGCGCGCTCGCCGCGGTAGGTGTATTCGCCATCCAGGTACAGCGTGGCGTTGCGCAGCGCGGCTTCCAGTGCCGCAGCCTCGCCGGCGAAGACCAGGCCATGGTCGGCTGCATAGGCCTGGCAGTCCGCCACGCTCACGTAGCTGTCCGCGTTCGCCAGGCCGGTTCCGTCTTCGACGATCAGGGGCATTGAGGTATCTCCACAGGCTGACGGAAGCCCCCGCGTGAGCAGGGGCGACCGTCAAACGGCGGTCAGGCCTTGGCCGGATCCTTGACCGGGTCCTTGGGCGTCGGCTCGAGTTCCTTCTCCTTGGCGGCCTCGGCCTTGCCCTTCGGCCGGTACTCCGGCTTCAGGGTGACCTTCGGCACGTCCTTGGCGGCCCCCTTGCGGTCCTCGGTGGCGTTGGCATCGACGATGCGCACGCCTGCCTTGGCGGCCTCGGCCTTGACGTCCTGCTCGTAGCGGTAGAACGGGCCCGGCAGGTACCAGATGGGCAGCTTTGCTTTCATGGTGTCCCCTTACTTGGAAGCGTCACCGATGGCGATAACGCCGGCGGTGTGCTTGATATCGGTAGCCACTTTGTCCCAGTTGGTGCCCGTGGCCAACTCGGCGTCGGTCGGCGACTTGCCGCCGGTGGCCTCGTCCCACGTGTAGCCCTTGAGGCCCAGACCAAATGTGTAGTCCGCCTGGAAGGTGGTTTCGATGCGCTCCTTGCCGTTCGAGGTTTCGATGTTGGTGATCAGATCGCCGCCATCAGACACTGTTGCAGCGCCGGCCACCAGACCCAGCACCTTCTGCAGGTTGGGCGTGCCCGTGGCATAGAGCGCCGGCGCGTCAGTTACCACCACAGTCTTGCCCAGGATGTCCACAACAGTGACCGCACCGTACTCGAACAGTTGCTGAGCGTTGACAAGATTCTGGCCGATCAACTTGTGGTAGACCTGGCCGCTCATCACGTTGGCGACGATCAGACCGGAGCTATCGCCGAACTTGGCATGAGCGTCGTTCAGCACCGAGTAGTTCAGTCCGGTCTTGGCCGAAACGTTGACCGTTGCCAAAGCCTGATTACTGATGGCGGCCACTAGCGCGGCAATGGCGGTATTCAGCTGGTCCTGCAAGAGCGCCTCGGCGAAGTGGCGCGAAGCCACCTCGATGCCCTCCGCCGTAGGCTTCTCCAGCCATGTCATTTGCGACGGCTCGTAGCGGATCGGGCCGAAGCCGCCCGCGACCTTCACCGAGCTGTGCTTCAGCTGGGTCAGATCGGTGGACGAGGCGCTGCCATTGGCAGCATAGCGATCGACACGACGACGGGCGCCGTGGATGGCTTGGTAGAACGATTCCTGGAGGAAGTCGCCTTCGAAGCCGGCCGTGGTCAGCATGATCGCGCCGCGCGAGGCAGCATTGAACTTCTGGATCTGCTGCCCCAGCGTCTCGATGATCGCGGGCATGAAGTACTTGTTAAAAACCTGCATCTGCGAGATAGACATGAATTCTCCTCTATCGTTGTGCGGTATCAGCCCGAAAGCTCGGGGAATTTGGCCTTCAGGGCTGCCACGCGATCCTCGCGCGAGCCGCCCATGTTGCCCGTGCACTTACCGCCACCGTTTCCGCCCTGGCCGCCACCGCCGGTATTCGCGGGTGCAGTAATGAAGTGCTTGCCCTGATCGGTGCTCGCCCATTCCATGACGTGGTCGTCCAGTAGCTTGTCACCGATTACCGCTGCACCGTCCTTGATAGACGTTTGGCCGCGCAGCATTGCTTTGACGGCGTCCATAAAGTGCGGCGCCACGCCGGCCTTGGCCAGCGCGGTCGACAAGCCGCCATCGATCAGGTGCTGGGTCAAGGCGCCCTCCTTTTCGGTCAGGTCCTTGGTCAGCTTTTCGATCTGGCGGGCGCTGTCCTTGGTCGCCTTCTCCAGCGTGCCGGTCAGCTCCTCGACTTGGGTCTGGAGCCGGGCGTGCTCTTCGGGGTCGATCTCGGAGCCCTTGGCTTTCGCCTTCGCCGTGCGCAGCTCGGCGATCAGTTCCTTGTTCTTGGCGCTCAGCGCCTCGGTAGCCTCGGCAGTCACCTCTTCGATCAAGGCTTTGACTTCGGGGTCATTACGGTCAAGCGGCATGGTGTTGTCCTCTGGACGGTTGCAGGGCACAGCCCCAAAAGCAAAAGCCCCACTGGCTCGGCCAGCAGGGCTTAGAAAGAAAAAGGCCCGCGCAGTGGCGGGCCGGACGGGAATGGCTCAGATCATTTCAAGACGACGCGCTCACCGCGCACGAAACACAGCGCGCACAGCAGTACCTTCGTTCCGCCCGACCACGATCGGCCAGACTCGAACACGCCAATGCGGGTCTCAATGACCTCGCGTGCACCACAGCGGTGACACTGGATCATGTCTTTCGGCTTCGGCAGGGCCTTGATCCGCTTCCGGATACGGTCCTTCTCCGTTTCAGCCGGCTTCGGCGCGTCGGGTACGAGGTGGAGAGGCATGCACACTATTTTACGCCGGCCTGGGCAAACGCGGCAGCATCCTTACGCCTCAGCTCGGCCAGCGTGAGATATACGCCTCGGTCGTTGTAGAAACTTTCCAGCTCACCCCCCCCCTTGCGGAACAGCGCGCCGCGGGTCGGACCCAGGATATCGTCCTGTATCGCGGCGGGCTGCCTGCGGAGCCACTCCGCATAGGTCGTTGTCGCCCGCACTTGCTCGCCCTTGCCGCGCGCGCTGTCTCGGTAGTCCTTCGCCGCTCTGGTGCCGATGAGCGGGCCATCTTCCATCCCCTTCAGGATCGGCACTGAGCCGCTGCGGCAACACCAATGCAGCTTGCCAGGGCCAGCGCCCCAAGGGACTCGGTGGCCGATCGGTTTGTGGTCAGTTGTGTACCGCAGGCCATCGCGCAGCCGGCACATCTGGCTGGTGCGCGAGTCCAGCGTACTGACCCAGACCAGCGCGCCGATGATGTCGTCGTTGGCCTCGTACCAGCGATCTCGGGCAAGGCCGGCCGTGTGGCTGATTGCAGTGCGCACCACGGCTTCGGCGTTGCGTCGGTCGATCTCCAGCAGACCGTCAGCATAGCCCTTCGCCCGAGTGCCGCGCACGCGCTGCACCACCTGCTGAATGGTCTGTCCCTCCACATAGCCCATGCGCACGGCATCGCGGATTCGGCTGGCGCGCCCTGACTCGAGACCGGCCATCCATTCCCGCAACAGGCGCCCCTGGAATGGTTGAGCCATAGCGCCGGCATAGACCTGCCCGGCCGTGACACCGCGCGTGGTGAACTCGATGCCCAGCGATTCGAATAGCTGGCTCTGGTAGCCGACCTCGTAGCCAGCTAGGTCACGCAGATCCTTCTCCAACTCGCCGCGCACCTGCCGGTATGCCTCGGCGTTCAGGTTACGGACGTCCTTCAGCACCGCATCCAAGCGCGCCACCGTAAAGGCGCTGGCCGGCAGACGTTCCATGGCCCGGGCCACCTGCTCGGCCAGGTCGATGTCGACGCGGTTTAGCAAGGCAATAATCCGACGCACCACCCCGTTGCTGTAACGCACCAGGTCGATGGAGTGCCGGACGGTGGCGTCATACAGCTCTGTTTGCAGGCTGGCCATCCTGGCCTCCCAGCGTGCCCAGCGCCGGGCCGACAGCATCGATGCGGGCTTGCTCTTCCTCGAATGTCACCCCGTCGTCGATGATGCCGCCGCGACGCATGTTGTCGTAGAAAGTCTCTGGGCTGATCGCCGCGGCCTGCAGCGCGCCCACCAGGGCAGTCAGGTCCTGGGCGGTCAGGCCGGCCGGGAAAAACTCGGTGTTCAGCTTCACCTCGACGGTGCCCGAGCCGGCGCCTGCCCACTCGGCGGCCCAGCGGAAGGCCTTGGCCAGCGACCGACCCACGCCCAGGGCGATGCCGCCCAGCACGCTGTTCTCGCCGGCTCGGTGGATCTTGGCCGTCTCGGCCGCCTCGGCGTCGCGCTTCTCCGGTGCCAAAATGCGGGCGCCCAGGGTGGCCATCATGCCCTCCTTGCGCTCCAGGCTGACCTTGATGCTGTCCAGGCCCTGGCCGGAGAACTCCAGGTACTGAGCTCGCGCCTCGGCCTCGGAGAATACCCAAGCCTCGGAAGAGCCGATCTTCAGGGACTGGCCAGCCTGCAACTCATGCCCGGTAACAACGGCCGTGGGCAGCGCCGTGAAGTGCAGCGCGTGCTCGTAGTCGGCCGTGCCGCGGTAATGCGACAGGTTGACATCGACCAGGTCCAGCAGCACCGGCTTCTGTGGGTCGATCGCTTCACCGTTGCGCCCTATCAGGACGAAGGGGATGTAAGGCAGCCGCTTGCCGTTCATCATCGGCGTGTACTCGAATGCCGGCGTGTTCAGGTCGGTGCGGTAGATGCGCACACGATAGGCACCGTCCGCCAGGTCGAGCACCCGGTACTGGGTCTTCTCCTCGGCGGTGAACTCGTCCTTCTGCTCGGTGTAGGTCTCGGCCAACACCACCAGCACCAGCTGGTTCACGCCGCTCACCCGGGCCGTGCGCCAGTTGATGATCGCCTCGGCCTTGTAGGTGGCCAGGTAGGGCCGCAGGCCGACCGCCTGGGCCTGGCCCACGGTCATGAACTCGCCGCTGGCCACCGGGTAGTCCACCAGCACGCCCACGCGGGTGACGTCGATCACCTCCTTCACCACGTTCTCGATGAACGTGTCTACCGGAGTGCCCGCCAGGTCGGCGTCCTCGATCATCGGCTGCAGCGCCGCCGGCAGCGTCACGGTGGGCTCCTTGCGGAACACCATGCCGATCAGCACTTCCTCGGTGCGGGCGGTGGCGCCGTAGAACAGCGCGCGGCCCTTGTAGGCGTCGTACTCCTCCTGCTCCTGCCCTGCCAGCTTGGGCAGGTACTTGGTGCCGGCCGCATGCACGGCGTCCTGGCCCTGCAGCGCGGTTCGGCAGCGCTCCCATCGCGGCTGGCTGGCCGTCCAGAGAGGGTGTTTGCTGTCGACGGGCATGATCAGGTTCCTGTGAGCTTGATGCAGCTCATGCCGGTAGGCGTAATTGGGTATCGGTGCACCAGGAAGTAGCCCTGGGCGTCGTTCGGGTGGTCGTGCCCCGTCGACTTGTCCGGCTCCCCGTTCTTGTCGTAGGCCTGCTGCTCCAGCGCCTCGGTCAGCGTCGGGCACCGGTCGGTATTGACCAGCCAGCGCCGGGCGCCTTCGTCGTTGAGCAGCATGCCGTTCACGGCGTTGATTCGGTCCTTCACGGCCGGGTTTCGGCTGTTCACCCGAACGGTGAACCCCGCCTTGCGCAGGATGCTCAAATCCGACTCACTGGCGTTTTTGCTGCTGGTGTTCCCGCCGCTGGCGTCGGGGTAGATCGTGACGCCGTGGCCCTTATTCTTGAAGCGCTCCTTGAGCATGCGGACCATTTCCGGCGTGTCGCGCACCTTCGTCAGCTCTCCCACCGTCAGCGGCAAGCCGGCCCGGATCACGTTGACCGTCGCCGTCATGTTCAGCACGTTGAAGTCCATGCCGATGTGCAGCTCTTCGTGCGGCTCCTCGGCGGCGTCCGTGTGGTGCAGGCGCCGGTCAAAGTTGGGGTACACGCTACCGCTGGTCAGGTTGGTGAACTGGCCACGCAAATACGCCGCGATCAGCTGCGGCGGATAGCTCGCCCGCAGCGACGGGATGTAGTCTTCCGGCAGGTTCTTACCGTTCTCGTAGGTGCTGGCTTGCACCAAGCCGTACAAGGCAACCAGATCGGGCCGCTCGCGCACCTGCTTGACGAACTGCTGGTAAACGAACTTGAACCCCTCGGGCGTCGTCGTGACGTCCACGCCGTTGATCAGGCCGGGCGCGGTGTGGCGCAGGCGAGCAATGATCTTTCGCCAGGCCAGCGCGGCCTTGTCCGTCTTCATGACGTCTAGCTCGTCGATCAGCCCCTTGCCGATCTTGAAGCCCACAATGTCGCCCGGCTTCTCCATCGACCGGCAGATCACCGTGCCGCGGTACTTGCGGCCAGCGAACAGGTGCACCTCCTTGTTCGACTCGTTGATCTTGGCTGCCAGCCCCCAGTCGTGGGCCACCTCCTCGATCGTCGGGTAGAAGATGTCCCGGATCTGTCCGTAGGTCGGCGCGAAGTAGCCAGAGTTGACCCGGGGAAACTCCCAGGCGTGGCGACACAGTCCGGCGCCACCTACCCAGGTCTTGCCGCTGCCGAAGCCGGCGACGAACGCGCGGAACTTGTGCGGCAGCGCCAGGAACCGAGCCTGGGGCTGATTAAGGCTCGGCATCGGGGACGCTCGCGTCCTTGACCTCGATCACGACCTTCACCGGCGGCGGCGCGTTGTCGTCGTTGGTCGGGTCCGGCTTATCGCGCCAGAGATCCGGGCGGCGGTTCTTCAGCCAGAAGATGCAAGCCACCGTGTCCGGCGGGTAATGCTTGGTTGTGGGCGTCGTGACGATCACGCCGTCACAGATCCGGATGTCGTCCTCGGGGTGCGAGTAGCCGAGCGCGCGCTGATACAGCCGATCGGCCACCTCGGCATCGGCCAGGGTCTTGCCCGCATTTAGGGCCTGAAGAAACTCGGCGTGCTGCTTCTTCCAGGTATTGAGCGTGCGCTCCGTCACAGCGAAGAAGTCGGCCAGGTCTTTGTCGGTGGCGCCGAGGCGGCAGAGTTTCGCCGCCTGTTCGGCGAACGCCGGCTGGTACTTGGATGGTCGTGCCATGGTGCGCGGTCCCTCTGGGAGCGACGCCGCAGGCATCGCATCGATCCCGCGGTCGTCAGCCGCCCGGGAAAGTGCGCGAACCAAACCCGTGCGTGCTATGGTTGGCTTCCCTTCATCCCGTTGAGGTAAACGATGAGACGCCGTAGAAGAGAGATCGGTAGATTTTCAGTTGCGGATGCCGCTGGCAACCGGTACACGATCATCGAGTTAGCTGAGGAAGTTGAAGTCACCGGCCTCGGCAGCGATCAGGTGGAGTGGGGCGAAACAATGAGAGCGCTGGTTACCCTGGACGGCACGGCCGTGAATAAATGCTCCGACGAGGATTACCTGATCGTCTCCAAGAACCTTAAGGTGAAACGAGTCTGATGCCAAACAAAAAGCCCCGGCCATTGGCTCGGGGCTTCGTTTCTTACGGACGCACGGCGCCCGCCATGGGCATCGGGTCACGTCCTTAGACGGTAGTCAGTCTGTCTTGGGCTGGATTATGCACAACAACGGCGTAGCGTGCAACAAAATCCTCGAAGTTGCCGACCGCCCGCACCAGCACGTCGTCGTATTCGCGCGATCGAAGGTCCAGTGCGCGACATGTTGCCCGCCAGTACGAGCGCGTCACGTAGTGGGCCCGCAGGATGTCGCGGTGCTGATGCAGCATGCGGTAAACCGAGTTGCGCCAGGCAGCCTCGATGAGACCTGCGTCGCTCTCGTCGAGCTCGCGCATATCTTCCTCGCCTCCCCATGCGCCCTGTCCTGCCCGCTTCGCAAGCCTGCGGCACACCTCGTAGGTAGGCGAGACAGCGTAATGCGGCCGGCTACGCATGACTTCGCCCCAGTTCTCCAGCCGTGCATGGAAGTCTGATGGCAGGCGATCCAGCAGCAGCTTGGGCGTCTTCATCGACCTCGCTCCTCGAAAAGTCGGCACCGCTGGCCTACCTGCATGCCATGACCGCAGGCCAGAATGCGGCGCCCGTCGAATTCGCTCTTGACCAAGCGGATATGCGCGCAGCCAGCGCAACTGCGCAACGGCGGCGGCTCTTGGCGGCGCTCTAGCACCTTGAGCGGGTCGCCGCGCTCGGATCGGCGGGCCCACGTCATGCTGCACGCTCCTGCGCTACCGCCCAGCTCAGAATGGCCAGGGCGTCGGCGTCGTTGTCGGTCTCGGGGCGGAAGCCGCGGGCCTTCGCCTGGGCCAGCATGGCGGTCTTGTCGGCGTTGCCCTTCCCCGTCCAGTGCTTCTTGATCGTGCTCACGCCGACAGGCAACAGGCGCAGGCGATGGCTGTCGGCGAGCATTTCCACGATGCACAGGAAGGCGCCGTAGGCATGCGCCGCGTCCGTGCCGGTGTGCCGCTTCACATCCTCGTAGGCGATGGCGTGAACCTGGCGCTGGGTGATCACCTCGACCAGGAAGGAACGGGCGCGCAGCCAGCGCTGGCCGGGCGACCAGCTGGCGCGCGGCGTGAACACCTCGGTGCCGTGGGAGATTCGGCCGTCGCGCCCGCGCACCGCCCAGCCCAGCTTCGTGCCCAGGTCCAGGGCCAGGATGTTGACGTTCACCGTCGGCGCCCAGCCCTGGTAAACCCGCCTGGCTGGCTCGAACATCTGGAGCGACTGCGCGCGCGCGAAGTTGTCCGGGGCGGCTCCTGCACCACCTGCAGTTTTGGGGCGCTCCTGCACCACCTGCGCGGCGGCGGCCGGCCTGCACACCAGGCACCCGTCGCAGCCGCGGGCAGCGCATTGCATCGCCGTCCTGGCCAGCGTGCCAGCCATCGGATCCAGCGCCACGTCGGCGGATTGTGGGGTGAGGTTCGGTAGGGTCATGCAAGGCTCCCGATCATGTCCAGAGGCTGGCGACGCTTGTCGCCGGTGAATTGCAGGCTGTCGGCGTGGCGCCAGAGCTGGATCCGCCCTTCCCATTCGCCGTGCCGATTCTTGTCGCAGATCAGCAACGTGTCAGGGGCGTCGTACGTGTCGGCGGAAAGCTCGCCGTCCTTGCGCATCTCGGCCTCGGCGATCCGCTCCTTTTTCTTGTTCCGCCAGACGGTCAGCATCTGGTCGACCTGGTCGACGATGGCCCCCGAGCCCTTGGCCGAGAACTTCCCCGGCACCTGGTCCTCGTTCTCGCCCTTCTTAGCGTGGTGGACCAGGTGGATGTGCATCCGCAGGTCGCGCGCCAGCGTGCAGAGCATGTCCACGAAGTCTTTCTGGCCGTTGTAGTCATCCTCGCCCCGCACGCACTTCATCAGGCTGTCGATTACCATGTGACGGACCTTCAGGCGGTCAGCGCAGTACCGGATCACGGCGTACAGCATGGCCGGCGTCACGGTGCCCTGCTGGTCGTACAGCCACAGCCGGTCCCGCGACCAGTCGATGAGGCGATCGACAGCTTGCACGCCTGGCCGAGCGTTCATCGCTGTTTGGCGCAGCATGCGCTTCAGGGTGGCCTGGGGCTTCATTTCGAACGAGGCGATGCACACCCGCTCGCCCTGGTTCGCAAAGCCTATGCAGGCCTGGCCCAGCAGCTCGCTCTTGCCGTGGCCGTTGATGCCCTGCCACAGCGTCACCTCGCCCGACCGGAAGCGCAGCAAGTCGTGCGTCTTGGACCACGGCAGCTTGGCGCCCGTGATCTGATCCCCGTGCTCAACGGTGCGGACCAGGTCGTCGCGCCACGCCTCGGCGGCCAGCACCTTGGCCTGCGGCTCGGCCTCGGCCATGTAGGCCTGGAAGTCGACGTCGTTGGAACTGATGATCTGGCTCATACCCGAAGCTCCTGTAGGCCGGCGGCCGGATCCCACAGCAGGATCCCCCACTCGCCCGATGCGATCGCCTTAGCGGGCGAGAAGTCGCGGACGCGGCGCAGCAGCTGCATTGCCCTGGAGCGTGACGGCGCAACGATGTGGACGACCAAGCCGACCACGACGCGCAGGTCCAGCGCCGCGGCGTTCTCGTCATCGTGGATGTGGATGTCCGGGAACCCTACCCACCGCCCGTTCGTCATCTGCCCGAGCTGGGCTTCGGGGTGCGTGAAGCGCCCGCAGGGCTGTTCGGCAGTCAGGCAGGTCAGCCAGACGTCGGTGGGCCGGTAGCCACCCATGCGGGCAGCGATGAGGCTCTGGTGTCCTATCACACTGCACCCGTCCATGGCTGGTCGCTCCCCAGGGCACCCTGCAACGCCGCGTCTGCCTTCGGCGGGTAGAACGTGTCCCAGGCATGGAGGATCGACTGGTCCATCATCGTCGCCACGTCGTGGCCAGCAGCTCGCAGCGTGTCCAGCCTTGTCACGGCCAGCTTACGGGCTGCGTCGGTCATGGGCTTTTTCTTCTTCCGCCGCATTTCCTCGAACTGCCGCCAGGGGTCAGCAGGGATCCAGTCCGGCAGCCTCCAGCCCTCGGCCCCCGGCAGGGGGCTTTGGGGGTTATCTTTTTCTTCTCTACTCTTCTCTTCTCTAGGCGTCACTTTTGCGTCACGCGTTACGTTACGCGTGACGTTACGCGTGACGTCACTTTCTAGCTTCTGACGCTCGCGATAACGCTGCTGTCGAGCGGCTGATTTCGACTTGGGAGACGCGTCCGGATCAACGTTGTGATCCTCGAAAAACCTTGGGAATACAAGGCCTTCCGCAGTGCTGACGACCCAGCCAACGGCCTCCATTGCAGCGCCCATTCCAGGCAGATCGGCAATGTCGTCCAGCACACTTGTGGTAACGGCGCGACACACAAGATCGGTGCCTTCGGCCTTGCCACGCAGCCGCATGACACCCCATACCGAAACCAGCGCTCCTACCGTTACGTTACGCATAACGTTACGCGTGACGCTCATGTGACGCTGGCAATGTTGATTCACGTAACGCGCGAGTTCGCCGTCTTCGTTCATCAGTAGGTCAGCCATGACACACACGCGAGGATCCCGGTACAGGTCCGTCCGCATCTTGATCCAGTCATTGGCCATTACGCGGCCTCCTTCATCTTGTCGTCGTTCGCGGCCAACTTCGCAGCGCGAACGGGTTCCCATCGCGTGTAGCCCCAGTCCCAGGTGGCACGCTTGAGCTCGCGGTCAAGGCCGCTCTGGTCGTACAGCGTGTGGCAGTGGTAGCAGGCGGGAACGGTGAAACGGTCAGGCACCTTCAGGCCGGTGCCCTTCCCCTGGTTCTGGTGCGCCGGCACGACCGTTGGGTCGCCCTTGTAGCTGCAGCACCCGGCGAATTGCAGGTAGCAGCGCTCGCCGCGGCAAGCGGCCAGGTACTTGGGGTCGTGATAGCCCGGGCGTTTCTTCGGGGCGCGGCGCTTGATGGCCGACCTCGACATAGGTGTCGACACCCTCGACATGGACGTCTTGCGCTGGAGAGGTGTACGGCGCAGCATTACTGCCCTTCCCTGGCGCCAAACTGGACGCCAAGCGCCGCGCCGGCGGCTTCGACCATCTGCAGGTACTGGGTCATGCCCCGGCGCGTCAGCATGGTCGTGCTGCCCACCAGCACGCGGTCACCGCGCGGGGTGAAATCCCACTTCCGGTAGCCCTCGAGACACAGCTCGGGGTCGAATTCCTCGGGCAGATAGTCCCGCTTGAACTGTTCGTGCCAGACCTCGGCGGCGAAGCGCTGGCCCTGCACCCACGCCTGCTCGGAGATGTCGCGCAGCGGCCCGGCCCACATCAGGGCGTTCTGGCTCATGCGGCGCGGCTTCTGGCGCTCACGCACGACGACCTCGAGAGGTTCGTCAGCATCGAGGGGCAGGTTGGCCAGGAAACGCGCCGCGGCCTCCTGCTGGCTCGCTCCGATCAGGAGGAACGATTTGGGGTTGAGCATGCGCTGGCGCATCAGCCGCGCTCCTCGGACTCGATCTCGGCCTGCAGGTACTTGAACGCCATGCGCTTGAGGGCCTGCAGGTCGTCACGGCTCACCACGACGGAGTCCGTCGGAGCAATCTGCATGTCGAGCGCCGCCAGCAGCTGACAGAACCGGTCCAGGCTGTCCTTGAAGCGGCTCAACGTGCTGGCGTCCAAGCCCATGCAATCGGCTGCACGCTCCTGCGTCACGTCTGCAAGGCGTCGCAAGATCTCGGCCTGAATCCGTGCACCGTTCTTGCGGGTGCTTTCCAGCTTGTCGGCTGATACTGGTTGGGTGCTCATGTCGTTACCCCTCGGGGCAATACGGGAAAGTGAAATGACAGATACGGAAAAGCTGCTTGCTGCCGCCCAGGAGATAGCCAGGCGTGCCTTCGATGACCCGTCGGAAAAGACGGTGATGGACCTGTTCGACGAGCTGCGCGCAGAGCGCGACCGCCGAGCCTGGGAAGGCTCCGACGCCGCCGGCGCGACGGTGCACTGAGCCATGACGGCCCGAAACTGGCGAGAACCCCTGTCCGCGGCTACGATCGGCATTGCCCGAATTGCCCGGGCGTGGCGACCAACCACAACCAACTTTCCCCACAGGAGGGGTTCTCATGGACCGTTCGCAATACCACCAATGCGCCAACCTCTTTGTCGAAATTGCCAAGGCGCAACCGGCCTTGATCCAATCGTGCGGCCATGGGGCCCCCGCCGGAAAAAGGCTCGCAGAAATGGCCTGGGCGTTCATCGACGAGTTCAGCCGGCAGTACGACGAGAAGGTGAAGGCGAGCGACTGACGCCGTTCACGATCTGCCACGCAGCGACAGCCGCTTCCGCCACCAGGCGGGCGGCCTTCGCCGGATCGTCTTCAAAGCTCTGGCGCAAGGCGAAGGCCGCCGCCTCGATCGCCGCAGCGACCACGTCACGTTGGATTTCATGCGGGATATCACCAGGTTCAATCGGGTTGACCATCGAGGCCTCCGTAAATGTGGGGTGGGAAGTCATGTCACGCCGCCTCCTGCCGCTCGGCGAGCTCGGGCCAGATGCGCCGCCAATCGCCTTGGCGAAGGCGTTGGGCGCCCTGCCCCTTCCCCTTAAACTGGCTGCTCTCACACAAACCGTTTGCAGGAAAGGAGCTGGGCATGGAGGAGCAGGAACTGCGGCACCGGCTGGCAGTTGCCGAAGGGAATATCGCGGGCTTGGTGGCAATCATCGGCGCCCTCGTCCGGCAACTGCCAGAAGAACAACGGCTACACCTAGAGGCCCGAGCAGAAGCAATGTTCGAGCCACTCGAGGCAGCGATGCTCGGCGACGCCGATCCGTATTCGGATTCATCGCTGACCGGGCTGCACAACGTGCGCGCCATGCTGAGCGATTTGATTTCCAGAAACGGGTAGCGGCTTCGCCATCCATCTCAAGCCACCTCCTGCTGGGCCTGGGCGGCGAGCTCGGGCCAGACGCGGGACCAGTCTTCACGCAGATCCTGACGCCGGATTTGCTTGGCCGTGGCGAGCTCCAAACCGACACAGTTTTCCGGCGACGGGATGCGCCCGTTGTGGCGAATTCGCCATTGGCGGATCTGTGCGTCGCTCTTGACGTCGTAGCCCAACTCGACCATTCGGGCTCGCAGTTGCGATACCGACATGGCCCCCGGGGTAGATAGATATGAGTTCAGGTCCATGGCGGCATGATAGTAGCGTTTGCTACGTTTAACAAGTAGCAAATGCACCCGTAGCGCATGCTACTGTCGCGCGCATGAACGAAGTGGAGCTAAACGAGTTCCGGATGGTCCGTCTGCAGGCCGCCGTGGACCACGTATCAAAAGGGAACAAGACCGACTTTGGACGCCGTCTCGGCTACAAGGACGGCGCCTTCGTTCGCCAAATGGTCGGAGGGATTCGGCCTGTCACAGAAAAGACCATCCGGGCAATAGAAAGCATGCCCGGGATGAGGGGCTGGTTCTCGCCAGACGAACCCAGCCCGCCGGTGGCAGATGCTCCTTCTCCCGCGCCATGGCCCTTCCCCTCGATTTCTGAGGAAGACGTGCGCGCCCTCACTCCTGGCCAGCTTGGGCAGCTTGAAGGCGCCATCGCCCTGGCGATCGGGCAGCTGAGGCTGGGCGTAGACGTTGCGCCGGCCCAACGCAAGGCCGCGCCCAGCTTAGGATCCGGCGGCTTGGTAGACATCGATGCCGCGGCGGACGAGTTTCCGATGCGGATACCTGGCCTCCCTACGCCATGGGAGCCTGGCGGCACGACCACCAGGCCAATGGAACTCCATAGCCAAGGCCTGCGCATCAGCCAGGCGGTCAATGTCGGGCACGTCGAAGACTCGGGCTACTCCGCGAACGACCACGAGTTCACCCCAATCCCAGAGCTGGACGTGCACCTAGCGGCAGGCAAGCTCGGCATCGAGAACTATCAGGAGACAGAAATCGGTCAGATTCTGCTCCGCCGGTCATTCCTCGAGTCGTTCAAGCGACCGATCAAGCGAATGCGCATCTGCTACGGCAATGGTCCTAGCATGGAGCCCGTCATCCGCCATCGGAACCCGATGCTTGTAGATGTCCACCCGGTCTCGCTGGATGAAGTGCAACCGCGTTTCGTCTATGCCATCAATCGGGGCGGAAAGATGATCGTGAAATGCCTGGAACGCTGGAGGGATGGGCGGTGGATGGCCATTTCGACCAATCCTGACCCAGAGCATCATCCGTTCCCGCTGGCCACCGATGACGGCGGCGAGGTACGCATCATAGGCACCGTGCTCTGGTCACCCTACGATCTACGCAACGGAGTGGATGAGCGCCTGTTGCAAGGCTGGTAAGGACTCCAGCGAAAAACGAACAGTGCCCTGGGGCACGTGTTGCAGAGATCCAACTCTAGGAGCGCGTGTACATGAACATCGACAACACCCTGATCCAGGCCGTAGTTGTTGCCGGGGTCATCTTCTTGCTTATCCTGTGGATCTGTCTGCCGTTCGCGGTGTTCGGCGTCAAGCGACGGCTGGATCGGATCATTCGCTTGCTTGAGCAGCAGCAAGTGGCGCAGCGCACTGAGCGCAGCACCGACTCCGAGCCTTTTGTATCACGGTCGTTACGCTGACTGAAGTGCTGGAAATTCATGGCAGCGCATAGGCGTGCCAGTGTGGGTTCTAGCGCGCGTCGCTTGGGCTGGGGTGCAGTTCGGGTAAGAGGGGCGACGAGGCGAGGCGATGGGTAAGGTCGTGTTCGACGTCATGTAGATTGAATGGCCCTCGTGAAATACCCATCCTCAGAATGGGCAATGGACGGGGCGCACCCTCAGTGAAACTAAACATAACTCCATTTTCAGTTTGCTACGAACATCGCCCTCCCCGAGGCGAAGGCACGCCGAGTCAACCTAGATGGGGCGCAGGCGATCGGAATGGGGGATAGAAAGGACGGCCGGCTCAACAGCGCGGCAGGCTAGCCACTAGACTGCCGCCCACTTGGATCAATGGAGGGTTTCTCGTGTCGCTGAGTAAAGAAATGCGGTTACTGTTGAAGAAATGGAGCGGGGGGACACATTGGCCCAAGCACCTCGAAGCCTTAGAGGTGGATGGGCTGCGCGGATGGAGGGGTCAAAAGATTGACTTCCAGTTTCCCATCGTGGCGTTAGTCGGAGAGAACGGTGCCGGGAAAAGTACAATTCTGCAAGCGGCCGCGTCAGTTTACAAAGCCCCAGGAGTGAGCTCTGGTAAGCAGAAGTTCGCATCGACCTATTTCCCTGACACGCCATGGGAGCGTATCGAAAAGGCTTCTATTCGATGGTGGGTGAAAGAAGGAAAAATGCACCGCGAAGGGAGTATTCGAAAGTTCCCCGGCCGGTGGCGTGGAAATCCTGACCGCCGCGAGAGGCCCGTTCTGAACATCGATCTCAGTCGGATTCAGCCATTTTCAGCTCGCGTTGGTTTCATGCGATTGGCCAAGCCTACTCTTAAGGAAGGAGTGTCACAACCGTTCGACAAGGACAAACTTGACAATCTCACGTCCATTCTAGGCAAGAAATACGAGATTGCCGCCATGTCCAGCACTAACCTGGACAAGACCAGATATGTGCCGGTGATAGCCCAGGCCGGCGCAAGATATTCAGGGTTTCATAGCGGTGCTGGTGAAACAACGATCGTAGAACTGCTCAGGAATGAAATCCCAGATTACGGACTGGTCATCATCGACGAAATCGAGAGCTCTCTCCATCCCAGAGCGCAGCGACGACTTATGCGGCACTTAGCCGAGTTGGCTAGGTTGAAAGAGCTCCAAATCATTTTGTCGACACACTCGCCTTACATCCTCGACGAATTGCCTGAAGAGGCCCGTCTGTACATATGGGAAGGATCGTCTGGGAAGGAAGTGATGAAAGGGGTAAGCCCTAGCTTTGCGATGACGCAAATGGACCTGGAAAGCCATCCGGAGTGCGATATCTATGTTGAAGATCGGGGCGCCGCAACTCTCGTTCAAGAAATTCTCATCTCTCAAGATCCCAGCTTGGTGCGTCGTTGTTTGAGCTCTCCATACGGCGGGGCCACTGTCGGCAAGGCATTGGGCCAAATGGCTGCTGCTAAAGGGTTCCCCCGTCCGACGGTCGTCTTTCTCGATGGCGATCAGCCAGAATCTCAGGGTTGCCATCTTCTGCCTGGAGGAGACGCTCCCGAACGCGTTATTTTTGAAGCGTTAAGCGAAATAGGTTGGGACGGCTTAGCGGCTCGCCTTGGGCGGCGCCACTCAGACGTCGTAGATGCGTGCGAACGTGCCATGACCCTTGATGATCATCACGAATGGATACCTTCCGCGGCCGATGCTCTGGTATGCGGTGGAAGCGCACTTTGGACGGCTATGTGTGCCGTGTGGACCGCGAAAGCGGCACCGCAAGATGATCTAGTGCTAGTCGCCGACATTGTCAGAGAGGCTATCGGCTGATCCGCCACATACTCTCCTGCCGCCTCCGGGCGGCTTTTCACTTGGAGTGCAAACATGGAGATGGTAGTAGTGACCTACTGCGCGTCCGGCGAGGCGTCATCCTCAAAGATCAGGGTAAGGCCTCTACCAGGCCAGGGTTTTGACGGCTGGAACGTCGAATGTTCCAAGGCAATGCGTGAAAGCGCCCCAGTTGGCCAGCACTTTGTCCTCTGGGTAACACCGGCTCGCAGGAAGGATGGAAAGAAGTATTTATATTCCAACTACCGCCAACCCTGGCGACCGATATCCCCCGAAGAAGCCCGTAGGCACATGCACGGAGGATGACAAAGGAATTGCGCTAGCCGCCTCCGGGCGGCTTCTTGTTGCTCCGTAGCGGCCTCCCCCACCTACTCTTCCAGCTCCCGACGGCTCAATAGGTCATTCCATTCAATGGCCTCCTTGAGGGCGACCCAGCGGAGAGGATGGTCATCCGGCATCCGCTCGACCACCGCCCACGCCTCTTGCGCCTTTACGCGAATCTCTTCAGTCTTCATCTGTTAGTACCTCACATAGGTTGCGACGCCGCACCTGCAGCGTCAGGTCCTATTTGAATGTCACGACTCCGGGCTCGCTCGACTTGAGCGGGCTTTTTTGCGTCGGTTACAAAATAGCGTAGCATTTGCTATTGCATGAAAGCGTAGCGTTCGCTACTATTCTCCCAACGCCTCACGGAGGCAACGCCCGCCACCCGGCGGGATGGGCAAAGGGAGAAAAGCATGGCCACCTACACGAATCCTTGGCACAAGCCTCATAGCCTGGTCTTCGGCCCGGCGAGCTTTGAGACCGACGTCAAGCCGATCAAGTACCGCGCCCATCTGATCTACCAACGTCTCCCGCAGTGCTTCGACATCGTCGTCGATGACGTGTGCGTGCACCAGCGCGCCGGCATCAACGGCGCCAAGGCTGCGATCGACGCTCGCGTCGCCTAACCCCCACCCCACCCCGCCCCGGGTGCCGGGGCCAGGAGACACCATGGAAACCACCTACATCAGCGATGAGCAGGCCGTGCAGGTAATGGCCCAACTCGGCGGCACGTTCATGAAGCAGCTTGCCCGGCTTTGGATGACGGCGGACCCGCTGCGGCGCGCGCGCCTGCAAGAGGCGTTCCGCGACGACTTCGACCGTTACCGAGCCATGGCTGCACGGTCAGCGGAGGCCTAACCATGCAGACGCTCACCTACCCCACCGAGTGCGGAACGTCCGCGATCGTGCGCCGGCTGACCGACGCCGAGCGGCTGGCCGAGCTGCGCCGGGACCTGGATGCCGACCTGCACTACGCCCTGGTGGCGCAGCGCTACGTGCGCTGGCCCTACGGCGAGCCTGAGCTGGCCGCGGAAGCGCTGTATGGGGCCACCACCGGCACCCCGGATGCCCAAACCGATGCCGAAGCCGCGTTCTCACTGGTGGTGCGTGCCGCGGCGCGCGGCGAGTCGGCCGTGTCGGTCGGCACGCTCTTCATCGAGTGGGCGAAGCTGGCGCGCGCCCGGCTGCTGGACACGCTGGTCGAGCTGACCGAAAACGGCCAGCGCGTCACGTTCGGGAGCCGGAAATGATCCGCCGCGCCCTCGCCTACCTGCGCGCCACGCGCCTGGACCTCGACCTGGCCGGATACGCCGCCATGGTCGCCGCGCTGGCGGTGGCCACCGGTCTGATCGGCCCGACCCTCGACCACCACGACGAAATCGCCAATGACAGCCGCGGCGGCAAGATCGCGTATGCGGCGAAGGATTGAAGATGAACGCCATCACCGAACCCTTCACCCTCATCGAGGCGCCGTGCGTGATCGAGGACCAGCTGATCGAGCAGTACCACAGCGGGCCGGGCATCAGCAAAACTGGTCTGGACCACATCGCGCGCTCGCCCGCGCTGTTCTACGCCCTGCACCTGGACCCGACACGGCCGGCCGAGAAAGAGCGCGCCGGCCAGCTGGAAGGCCAGCTCGCGCACTGCGCCATCCTGGAACCGGCCGAGTTCGACAAGCGCTACGCGGTGGGTCCGGACGTGTCGCGCGCAACCAAGGCCTGGAAGGAATGGGAAGCGAGCCTGCCGGCCGGCGTGATCGCCATCAAGCCCGACCAGCGCGAAACCGCTATGCGCCAGGCCGAAAGCGTGCGCCGCCTGCCCGACGTGGCCGAGGCGCTGGACGCCGGCCGCCCCGAGGTGTCCGCCTACTGGATCGACTCCGACACCGGCGTGCTGTGCCGCTGCCGGCCTGACTGGGTCCACCCGGCCGGCGACAACGGCGCGATCCTGCTGGACGTCAAAACCTACAGCGACGCCAGCCCGGCCGAGTTCGCCCGCCAGATCGCGCGCAAGCGCTACCACGTGCAGGACGCGTTCTACAGCGACGGCTTCGCGCGCGCCGCGGGCGTCGACGTGCTGGGCTTCGTCTTCGTGGCGGTCGAGACCGAATGGCCGTTCGCCGCCAGCGCCGTGATGCTGGACGAGCCTGGCCGCGACGTCGGCCGCATCCAGTATCGCCGCGACCTCGACACCTACGCGCGCTGCCTCGCCGCCAACGATTGGCCGGGCTACGGCGCCGCCATCCATCAAGTTTCCCTGCCCGCCTGGGCGCTTTGATCCGCAGAGGACCAGATGAACGAGCACGTACAAAATCCCTTTGCCGTCGCGCAGCGCAATGACGCCAGCAGCGCGCTGGCAGTCAGCGACCAAGCCCGCGGCGTGGCCGAGGTGCAGGCCAAACTGCTGATGGCCCAGCAATTCCCTCGCGACCAGGTCCAGGCGATGGACAACATCCTGAACGCCTTCACCCGCCCGCGCTTGGCCGAAGTGGCGAAGTACCAGTTCAGCCGCGGCGGCAGCGAGGTGGACGGCCCCAGCATCCGATCCGCCGAGACCATCGCCCAGAACTGGGGGAACATGGAGTTCGGCTTTCGCGAGGTCGCACGCGGCCGGGGTACTGACGGCGTCACCTACAGCGAAGTCGAGGCGTTCGCCTTCGACCTGCAATCGCGTACGCGTCGCCAACTGCAGTTTCAGGTCCGTCACTGGCGCGATACCAAGAAGGGCGGCTACCCGATCAAGGACGAGCGTGACATCTACGAACTTATGTCGAACATGGCCCAGCGCCGCGTACGCGCCTGCATCTTGGCCATTGTCCCGGGCGACGTGATCGACGCCGCAATGGAGCAGGCGGAAGTCACCCTAAAGTCCAAGGCAGACACCAGCCCGGAAGCCATGCAGAAGATGGTCGATGCGTTCGCGCCCTTCGGTGTCAGCAAAGATCACATCGAAAAGCGGATCCAACGGCGCCTAGAGTCGATCCAGCCGGCGCAAGTGGTCAGCCTGAAGAAGATCTACGCAAGCCTGCGCGACGGGATGAGCGCTGCGTCTGACTGGTTCGATGTCGAAGAAGCCCCCGCCGCCGCGGAGAGCCAGTCGCTCAAGGACATAAAGAGCCGCGCTGCCGGCAGGAAAGCGGCAGCCCAGGAGGCCGCGCCCACGGCTGTGGCGCCCGGCTTCGACCCGGCACCCATCCTGCAGCAGATCACCGAGGCCGCCAGCATCGACGCGCTCGACCTGGTCGCCGACAGCTTCCGCGACGCGCCGGACGAACACTACGACGCGCTGAAGCAAGCCTACGACAACCGCCGCGCCGAGTTGGCGCCTTCCGCCTGATCTCCCAGGGCGGCGCCGCCACCGACGGAGGAATCCACAGGCGCCACCCGCCCGAATATCCACGTAGCACCCTGGAGCCCTGCCCTATGTTCTCCCTGCAAGAGCAAACCGCGCCCCTCGCACACCTGAATGTGCGCACCGAGCGCCACGGCGACGAGCCGCTCGGCGGCGCCGACCTGAAAATCGCCTTCACGATCAGCGCGTCCGACCGCTTCGAGCTGACTGGCGCGGTGGGCCTGCTGCGTGGGTATGGCTGCGCAGGCGCCGCCGATGCCCTGCAACGCGTGCTGGACGCAGAGATGGCTAGCTTCAGCGTACAGGGGGAGGACGCGGCTGGCGATGCGCAGGAGCTCAAGCGTAAGACCGACCTGATTGCCGAGCTCAGCAAGATCATCCACAACATGACGGTCGCGCAGCAGGCGGCTTGGATCGAGTGGCAGCACGGCGCAGGCGCCGAGGCAGGCATGCGGTGGATCGCGAACGGCTTAGCTGGGCCGGGTCACATTCCCGAGGAGGATGAACCCTACGGCACCGAGGCGCAGGCGTACTTCGACGCCAACCAGGCCGATCCCTTGCCGGCGTGCCATTGCGGACGCCCTTCCAACATCCTCCATATGGGCAACGGGTACTGCTCGCAGGAGCACTATGCCGCCGCCATTGCCGCCCAGCAGGGCGAAGGGGGTAACGATGCCTAACGTCCAAGAATTCAGCTGTGGCTCGGAAGCTGTGACAGCCACCATGACACTGCCGCTGAATGACGGAGAGCATTACGGCTGCCCACTCTCCATCGGCTTCTACCCGGGGGAGCAGGAAATCTGGATCGAAGGCGAGCACGGCCGCCAAAACATCCCGGTAGAACACCTGCGCGGCGTCATCAAGCAATTGCGGCGGGCGGCGGCGATGGCAACGGAACACGCCATCCAGCAGCACAAGGGGGACGAGTGATGGCCCCCAAGGAACAACTCCGCCTCGCCATGGATGGAGCCGCGCGGCCGGACGTGTTGGCGCGCCGGCGTGCGCACATCCCGCTCGATCCCCTGGCGCACAGGGCACGGAGTGCAGCGCTGTGGACGTCGAACACCTGCTGGCCTCGCTTCGGCACCCCGACCTGGGCGATTTACCGACAGCCGGGCTTCCGCCGATTCCTGATGCCTGGCGTCCGAGCGTATCTGACCGAGCGCGAAGCGGCGCATAGGGCGCGGCACGCGGCGGAAATGGCCGAGAGCGAGCGTCGTTGGAAGCAAGCCAAGGCGTTAGAGAAAGCCAAGCCGTTGTCGCTCTTCGTCGGAATTGCCATGCCCATCCAGGGCGGCGGGAGTGAGCGTTGAATAGGTCGGCCTTATCCCTGCTGACGGTCTCGAACCGTGTTACGCGCTGCGGCGAATTTGAGCATGATCTCCTTGGCGTCGTTTGCCCGCTTGTCCGCAGACTCGCGAGTCTTGCTGTTGAAACTCTCTTTGCTTCCTTGTCTCTGTCGCAAGGCTCGCAACGAATAGACAACCACGCGCTGCATTCTGATCATGTCCACGGCCATCTCTGGCGGGCAGCGAGTAGGCAAAAACGAACGGATCATGAATCGCGCTTCTTCCAAGCGATCCAGCTCCGGGGAGAATGCAGCGCCTTCCTTGTGGCGTTTCAGCGCGTCGGAAGAATCTCTAACGGCGCTCGCAGCGTCAATTGCAATTGCCGTCCCAAGATTGGATCGGTCCAGGCGATCAATTTCGTCCTGCTTCTTTCTGACGCGATCGGACTCGCGCGCTTGCGTCAATGCAATTTGAAATGCGCCGACGATAGCCCCAATCGACCCGATCGCCTGTACCCAGCTAGCCCAATCCGTACTGCTACTTGGCCAGTACTTCGCAAGCACGATGCAAAGCCCCAGAAACAACAAAAGCAATGCGACTTGATATCTCTTGCGCATATTCCCGCTCCCATGGTTGATCGCGCATCCTATCCCACCGCTACAGGAGTGTCAGCATGGACTTCACCCGCATGAAGGATCCCCCCCATGGACGGTAAGCGCTCCCTCTGGCTGGCCCTGCTGCTGGTGGTCGCCGCCCTGCCCCGCGCCGCAGTTGCCTAGATCAAGCGCCGCATCCGCGGCAAGCACGTCGGCGAGAACCTGAGCCGCGCCGACACTGACAAGGAAAGGAAATGACCCGCAAACGTGAAGTTCTCGCCACCGAAGATATCTCCGACTTGCCGCCGCCCTCGCATCGCCACCCGATGAGCGGCGAGCCGATATGGGACCAGCACGCGGTGCGCGCCATGCTGTCCAAGCTGCGCTCCCCCGCCCCGGCACCGCAGGACTTCGTTGCGACCGAGCTGCGCGGCATCATCGAGGTTTGCGGGGACAGCCCCACAGCAATCGTCAGCGTCGAACGCATGCGCGTGTGGCTGTCCAAGCTGCGCGCCCCTGTAGCCGATGAGCGGGCGGCGCTGCAAAAGCTAGTGGACCTGGAGGATATGAGGTTGCGTCTGCGCAATCTGCATGAAATGGGACACGGCACCGACTACGACTACTACCACAAGGCGCTCCCCGCCGCCCGGGACGCCGCCCGCGCCGCCCTGGCAAGCGCCCCTAAGCCCGATGAGCGGACGGACGATGCCATGACGCTCTTGGGGAAATACAAAGCGCTCTGCATCGAAATCGGTCGGGGCGATTCGTACCATTTGGGAAAGATCGACGCGGCCATTGCCGCCCTAGCAAGCGTCCCTATAGCCGGGGAGGCGCAGCCAGCCGATCTCAATACTCGGTTGTTTGAAGCCGCGATACGCGACCTCGCCGCGATATCGGAGCACCTGGGCCTGGATCCGGACGAGGGTGGCGCCGAGCCAATCATCGAGGCCATCGACGAACTACGACGCGAACGCAATGAATGGGTGGACGCGGGATATGCCGCTGCGGCCTCTGCCGCGCCCCAGGCCAGCGCCGAGGCCGTAGACCTGCCTGGAATCGACGCAGACCGCCTTCGAACGATTGCGGCTTCCGGCTCGCAGGCTGCAATGTCGAATGCGCTGCTGAATGTCGCCCGCGCCCTCAAGCAACCCCAGGCGGCCAAGGACGGCGGCCAGCAGCGCGCCGCGTTCGATCACCCGGTCTTCGCCTTCTTGCTGGGAGAGGGCCAGCTACACGGCGTCGATTTCGGAGAGCGTGCGCCCGGCGCCGTCGGCAAATGGTGGTGGCGCAAGGACCTGCGCGCCGCCCTTTCTGCCACCCAGCCCGAACAAGGGGAACGCGATGCGTGAACGCCCGATACTCTTCAGCGAGTTGATGACGATCCCGCGTGAGCAGCCTCAAATAGCGTTGAATTCGGGCCTCTTCTGGATCTCTTCGACCGCACGCGCAGCTTGCTCGCAGAACGCGGCAGCGGTTTGCTCTGTGACATTACCGGGCCACGTGTGGACAACGCCATCGCGGATCTTCTTCAATTCCAAAATGGCATTGGTAACGTTTCTTCGGCCGTCCCCAAGGACAGCATTGAACATTGGTTCTAGGGAAGGTGCTGAGAGCCACGATGAACTGGGATGGCTACGGAACGCAATGGCTCCAGATCTTTCGACTTCATTCCAGGCCTGCATAATTCTAAGCACCGGATCCGAGTGGACGTCAGGCCTAGGCTCAGGTCCGGGTTCGGCGGCTGCGCTGGCATCAAGTTTTCGCGTGACGTCCTCGATCGCATCTTGGAAATCGATTGCACCACCCAGGTACTCAGCCCGCTTGATGCGGCTTATACGATCTCGGAATTCATCTCGGAAAATCCAAAAGATTCCAGCGACAACGACCGGCCATGCCACTGCAGCGACGAGAGCAACAGATGACTGGACAAGGCTTGCAGCGAATTCAAGGAAATTCATGCGTGGCGCTGGCTCGGATGTGAGAGAAAAGATCGTAGCACGCAAGACCTTTGGAGGCCCTCGCAATGGCTGATCTACACCTGGCGCTCAAGGGCGAGTACTTCGACGCCATCAAGGCCGGCACCAAGACCGAGGAATACCGGCTCTGTACGCCCTACTGGCAAAAGCGCCTCGCAAACCACTTCGGGCTGTACGACCGCATAGTGCTGACGCGGAGCTATCCCAAGCGCACCGACGAGGCGCGCCGGCTGGTGCTGCCCTGGCAAGGGTATGCGATCAAGTCGATCACGCACCCGCACTTCGGGCCGGATCCGGTGATGGTTTATGCGATCAAGGTTGCGCAGGAGGCCAGCAATGCCTGACCTGCCCTACCTCGCCCTGCTGGGCCTGGCCGTGGGCGCCGTCGCGGTGCTGCTCCTGGCCCTGCAGCGCTGGCTGAACCGAGAAATCGAAAAGGAAGAACCGGAGGAATAGATGGCACACGCAGCCCAACACCAAGCAACGGCCCCTACGTCGCCCGCCAGAACGGCGATGAAGTGGGTCAAGATCAATAAATACTGTGAGCTGTCCGGCGATACCCCGGACGCCATCTATGCTAAAAATCGCCGGAAGATCTGGACCGAAGGCGTTCACTATAAGAAGGCGGCTGACGGTTGCCTTTGGATCAACCTCGAGGAAGTCGACAAATGGGTCGAGCAGGATCAGAGCCAAAGCCGCCGCGCGGCGTGACCATTCGGGAACTGAAGGACGGCCCGCGCCTGCAGATCGCCTTCAGCTACCGCGGCGAGCAGTGCCGCGAGCTGCTGCCCGCGGGCAAGGTGACGAAATCCTATATGGAGTACGCGGCCGGCCTGCGCGCCGAAATCCGACGGAAGATCACCGATGGCACGTTCAGCTATCGCGCCTACTTCCCGGATTCTCCGGCAGCGGCCCGGATGGAGCCGAGCCCGACCGCAATTCCTGGTGCCAAGCTGCTGTTGGGCGCGCTGCTCGACGCCCAGCTCGCGCTATACGAGAAGCAGGCCGCCAACGGCAGCATCTCCGCGTCCACGCTGCTGGGCTATGCCAAGGCCATCAAACACTACCTGCGCCCGCGCTGGGGCGACACTCCCGTCAACGAACTGGCGCCGGCCGACTTGCGCGCCTGGATTGCCGGCATGGGCGTCACGGGCAAGACGGTGCGAAACCGCCTGACGCCGTTGCGGTCGGTGCTGGATGACGCGGTGAACGACGAGCTGCTGGACAGCAACCCACTGGACCGGATCGCCCTGGGGAAGCTGATCAAGCAGACGGCCACCAAGAGCAACTACGAGGTCGACCCGTTCGACATGGATGAGGTCGCCGCGCTGTGCAAGGCGGCGCGGGCCGACGAGCTACCCCTGATCCAGTTCTGGTTCGAGGCGGGATTACGCCCAGGCGAAATTCAGGCGGTGGAATGGTCGAGCGTGGACTGGGTGCATGGGCGCGTGCGCATCGACGACAACATCGTCACGGGCATGGTTGAAGGCAAGGCCGCCCAGGTGCGCAAGGCGCCGAAGACGCAGGCGGGCATACGTGATGTGGACCTGTCGCCCCTGGCGCTGGCGGCACTCAAGGCCCAGAAGGCGTTCACCTTCTTGGCCGGCGGCCGGATCTGGCACGACCCGCGCAAGAACGAGCCGTGGGCATCCGACGCGCAGATCCGGAAATCCCTCTGGCTGCCCCTGTGTAAGCGCGCCGGCGTCCGCTACCGCAACCCGTACCAGATGCGGCATACCTATGCCAGCACCCGGCTGACGGCCGGCGCGAATCCCTGGTACATTGCAGACCAGCTCGGCCACACCGATGTCGAGATGGTGTTCAAGATCTACGGCAAGTTCATTCCGAAGAACTTCCAGCGCGCCGGCGCATTCACACCGGTTTCACACGCAGACCAGGCGGCCGACAAAACCGGCACTGTAAGCGGCTGA